AAACCTTGGTATAATATGTTATAATAAGGGGGTGAGTAATATGGCTGAAGAAACAAGATATAAAAAATTTTATTGTGATATTATAGGTAAAGAAGTGGATATCATAAAAATAGATGTTCCTGTAAAAACTAAAAAACCTAAAACTATAACAAGTTATGAATGTGACTTAGGACGTCACATAAGTCCAAAATGTAAATATGCTAATTACATTAAATGTCCGATGAATAAACAAGGTAATTTAAATATTTAACATTAATTATTAAAGAGTAACTTAATTGTTGCTCTTTTTTTATGTAAAAATATTTGGAGGTTATATTATGAAGATAGATAAAAATGAATATGAAGATATGATTGATAGAATGGAGTACTTGGAGAATATGGTTGATAAGATGTATACGCAATTGTTGCAGTTTCGCATGGAGTATGCTCAAGATAAGATTGATGAGCAATTGGATAAGATTAAAGATAATGAGTAAGTGGGACTAAAACAGTCCCTATTTTGTTAATGTTGTAAACTTAAAAATGATGGGAGGTTGACAATTGAAATGTTGGATGAGAAAAAGATGATGGCAATTGAGCTGTTGGTAAAAGGTGAGTTAACTAAAACGGAAATCGCTAAACGATGTGGTAAGAGTAGACAATGGTTGTATAATGCATTTGATGATAAAGAGTTTATGGCAGAGTTAGACAGGCGACTACACCAAATTCAAACTTATGGTGAAAATCGAATTAAAGCTACTCTACAAGATAGGATTAATAATATTATATATCTAGCTGAAAATGCTGAAAGTGAAAAGGTTAGGTTGGATGCAAGTCAATACTTACTAGACCGAGTGTTGGGCAAAACAACCTCTAAAATGGAGATAAAACCACTTATTAATCAAGATGAAGAGGTCATAGACATTGATGAAGAGTTAGAAGAAATTGAGATTGATGAAGAAGAATAAAAAGTACCATATCAATAAAATATAGTACGTTATTGTGTTTAAATTGTGTATGAGATTAAAAGGTAATAAAATCTAAATTTCATTAACTATCATAGTCATAACTGTTAAGTATTGACACCGATTAAAATACAACGTATAATTAAGAAAAACAAAGTATCAAAACTTAGTGTCAAAATGAAAGGGTGAAAACAGTTATGATTTATGGATATGCTAGAGTTAGCACATATGGACAAGGTAAAGACGGTAATAGTTTAGAACATCAAGTCAAACAATTAAAAGACAATGGTTGTACTAAAATATTTAAAGATAGTTATACAGGTACTAAAAAAGATAGACCACAATTTAATAAATTGCTAGGAATACTAACAGAAGGTGATACTCTAGTAGTTACTAAGTTAGATAGGTTTGCTAGGAGTACAATTGATGGTGCTACCATAGTACAAGATTTATTAAATAGGGGTATTAAGATTAATATACTTAATATGGGTATTATGGATAATACACCAACAAGTAAGCTAATAAGGAATATATTCTTTGCGTTTGCAGAATTTGAGAGGGATATGATAGTTGAACGTACCCAAGAGGGTAAGATGATAGCTAAAACAAAAGCAGGATTTAAAGAAGGTAGACCTAAAAAGTATACTGAAGAACAAATTAATCATGCGTTAGATTTATTAAAAGATCATAGTTATAAAGAAGTTGAAAAGATGACAAAGATAAGTAAATCTACACTCATACGAGCAAAGAGAAATAGAAAGAGCAGTTAAAACTGTTCTTTTTTTATGCATAGGGGCATACCTTCTATTTTTTATTTTTTGTATTTTTTCATGGTTATACTCACATATTTTTTTAATATTTTTTTAACTTCGGGAGGTGATATACATTAATAATAAGCAAACAGACCAACAATTAATCCAAAAAGTAAACACTAAAGCCAATAGACAATTACTATATAAATACCTAGTTAAACACTACAGCAAAACTATGCCACTTAATAAAGCCACTACCAAAGCCAAAGCAATAGTAAAAAAACACCAAGATAACCTATTTGGCAAAGGTGGAGTAGCATATAACTTAGGTAGCAAGTCATTAGAGTTCTTTTGTAGATACTACCTACAAGACCTATACTACAACGGTGATGATAAGTACCCATTATCTCCTACCCACTATCAAATATGGCAAGAGTTAGAAAATATGATACTAAAAAAAGATTACCCTAATCGCAATTATATAATGCCACGTGGATTTGGGAAGACAACTTGTATATCAACACCAATTGCAATCTGGACTGCTTTATATAAATATAAGAAATACATAGTTATTGCTAGTGCTATTTTAGATACATCAACACAATTTTTAAAAACAATAAAATCATCTATCCAAGAAAATCCATACATAAAATTATCATTTGGACAACTTATCAACACAAAAGGTTATACTGTCAACGAAGAAAAACTAGAACTTACAAATGGCACGATGATACAATCCATAAGTGCAAGTGGTGCTATTAGAGGTAAGAATTACAAATCCACCAGAATAGAATTACTAATACTTGACGATTACCAAAAAGCAGATGAAGTAGCAACAGATAAAGCAAGAGATAAAAAATGGAAAACATTCAATGCCGATGCGAAAAACGCTATGCAAAAGAATAACGCTACTATGTTAGCAGTTGGTACATACCAACATAAAGAAGATTTTTATAGTAGATTAACTAATTCACCAACCTGGAAAACTAGGCATGAAAAAGGTGTATTAATTGATAATTTAGATAAATATTTTAATTCAGGACATTGGGAAGAGTTTTACAAACTACTAACCAACACTAAAGACGATAATCCACTAGACACTGCTAAAGAATACTATTTTCAGCATAAAAAGGAAATGCAATATCCATTGTTATGGCATGAATATTGGGATTGTTTAGATTATGCCTTAAACTATTACGAAGATAGACAATTATTCTTACAAGAGGTACAAAATGATGTAACTAATTTAGGTGAAAAAAGGTTTAAAACAATAGTAACAGAATCACCTGAAGAAATAGAAACACATACATTTACTAATACACTACTATCTATAGATCCAGCTGGTACATCTAACAAAGGTAATAAAAAGGATTATTATGCTTATTGTGTAGGTAGTAAGGCAGACAATAAAATTAAATACATCCGTAAAGGTGAAATATATAAGCATGAGTTTGATGATTATATGCAACATACATTAGACCTACTTAAACAATATCCAGACATAACACATTTAGCAATTGAAAAAAACGTCTATAGTGGTGCTGATGTGATTAAACTAAAGGAACTTTTAGCAAAAGACAATGAACTCAAACATAGAAATTTAACAATTATAAATGAACACCGTAATAAAAATAAAGATGAAAGAATTAACACAATTGTTGGAGATGTTAACATGGGTAGAGTGGTATTTAACGCTGATGATGAAGAGGCATTACAACAACTAGCTGATTTTTGTGGTGCAAAATACAGTGTACATGATGATTTTCCCGATGTTTTGGCTGATTGTGTAACTAGATTAGATACTATAAAAAATACAGGAACTATAAAAATAACACAAAACTATTTTAGTTGAAGCGAGGTGACAAAGTGGAAATAACAGAGCAATTAATAAGAGATTGTTATGATGATATGCAATCTAATATTACTAAATATAAGGTAAATAAACGATATTATGAAGGTGACATGGATATAATATATCATTATGCTATGCAAAATGCACGTAGTAATATGAAAGTAGTAGTTAACTACTGTAAGAGATTTATTGATGAAAGAGTAAGTTATATTGCTACTAATCCAGTTAATTATATAAGCAGAACTGGTGACAGTAACATAACTAATGTCTTAGATAGCAATGTTGGGATATGGGACAAACTACATAACCAGAACTTACTAAAACAAGCACAAATATACGGAAAAGCATATGAATTATACTACCTAGATAATAATGCCGATTTTAAAGCCATGGTATTAACACCAGTTAATGGGTATTTATTGGAGAGTGATGTTGCTGGAGAGGGTGCAATATTAGGATTATATACATATACACCTAAATTTACATATGATAAATATTTAGACGTATATACTAAAAATGAAATACTACACTATAAAGTTGAAGGTGGAGCATTAAACTACATCAGTAAAGACACACATCCCTTTGGAGTTGTGCCTATTAATATAATTAGGGCAAATGAAGAAGAACAAAGTTTAATCGATGATATAAAAAGTTTAAATGATAGTTATAATAATGTATTAAGCGACTTAGTTAATGAAGTAAGTGACTTTAGACAATGCTTTTTAAAAGTAACTGGTGCAGAACTTGAAGAAGAAGATGCTAAGAAAATGAAATCTAGTGGTATTATACACCTTAGCTCTAAAGATAGTGACATAGGATATCTAACTAAGCAAATAAACGATACATTTGTACAAAACTTACTTACCGAATTAGAACAAAAGATGTATGTTGCAGTTAGTACAATTGACAGTAATGAAAAAATGCAATCTAATACATCTAGTTTAGCAATAAGATCAAGATTATTTTTATTAGAGTCCATTTGTGGATTGATACAAGGTGAATTGGAACAAACTATAAGACGTAGATTAAATATATTTTTTAATATATATGCGTTAAAAACTAACAGATTATACGATTATAAAGACATTATAATTAAATTTACACCTAATATACCTTCCGACATAACAAGTTTGGCAGATAGTATAAGTAAGCTAAAAGATACTGTAAGCCAAAAGACATTATTATCTTTATTACCATTTGTTGAAAATCCTGAACTTGAACTTGAACAATTTAATAAAGAGCAAGGTGAGATTGACTTAGATAATGTAGGTGTTGGTAATGAATGAAGAAGATAAAACTATTAAAAAGGCACTAGAATATATAGCACATGAAAATTTAAAAAATAGTGAAAAATTAATGACTGATTGTTATAAGTATAAAAGAGAGCAAAGAGATAAGTTAATTGAGTATATAGTTAAATTATATGCTACATATACCTTGTCCAATGAAGGTGGATTGGTATTAACACAAGCCCAAAAGAAGAAGATAAAAATGCAACTTAAAGATTACCTTAGTAGTATGGCTATAAAATTGGGAAACAATGAAGAGGAAATTGTTACTAAAGCATTAAAAAATAGTGTGTTAAATACATATAATAAAACTAATTTTATGTTAGATATAGGTTTAAGTTTTAATCTACCTATTGGTGGATTAGATAATAAAACTATATCTTATTTAATTAATAAGCAACTTAAAAATAAGTCCTTTAGCACTAGGATATGGAATAATCAACAAGAAATTGTTAACCAATTAAACAAACAAGTTAACAATGTAATAGCTGGTGGTAAAGATGTTAAAAAAGCAACAAAAGTAATAAAGGATAGATTTAATGTATCGGCTTATAACGCTAAAAGAATAGTTGAAAATGAAACTAAAAATGTACAGACAAGAGTACAAAATAGGATATATAAACAATCTGATATTGTTACTAAAGTAATGTGGAGTGCTACGTTAGACGAAAGGACAAGGGAAGAACATAGACATTTAGATGGACAAATATGGGACAGTACAGAGTCGCATCCCACACCTGAAGATTATGTAATGTGTAGATGTGCATTAATACCTATAATTGATAGATATAAACCTGATAGTAGATATTGTCAGAGTGATGGTAAAACCATTGATTTTAGAAAGTATACAGAGTGGAAAAAGCAACGAGATATAGATTAGTATATCTCTTTTTTAATGTAACTAAATAATAAAAAAACATACATATAGGGCGTTGAATGAACTATATGGAAAGGGTGATTAGATATGAATTTAGAAGAAGTAAAAAGATTTTTAGAAGAAAACAAAGAAAATGAAGAAGTAAAAGCATATTTACAGGGACTTAACAAAGTAACTGTGGAAGATGTTACAGCTTTCTTAGAAACTGATGAGGGTAAAAAACTATTACAACCTAGATTAGATAAGAACTTTAGCAAAGGACTTGAAACATGGAAAAATAACAACCTTGAAAAATTAATTGATGAAGAAATTAAAAAGAGATTTCCTGAAAAAGATGAAAAAGATATAGAACTTGAAAAAGTAAGAGCTGAATTAGAAAAAATGAAAGCAGATACATTAAGGAAAGAACTTACTAACAAGGCAATAAAAGAAATGACAAACAAAAGTTTACCAATTGATTTAGTAGATTATATTATAGCAGATAATGAAGAGAACACATTAGCTAATGTAACTAAATTAGAGGAAGTATTCAATAACCATATAACTACAGTGGTAGAGGAAAAATTAAAAGGTGGTTATAAACCAACTACTGATAATGGTGGCAGTAAAGAGAACTTAGATAATTTATCGGCTAGACAAATGTTATCAGACGCTTATAACAGTAACAAATAATAGATTGTCTTTTGCCTAGTAGACGTTAAACAATAGGTAGAAAAAATAATTAATTAAATGTGAAAGGATATGATAAATATGGCATTAACATTATTAGAAAGTGCAAAATTAAGTCAAGATAAGTTACAAAGGGGAGTAGTAGAAACATTTGTACAAAATGCAAATGTATTACAAATGCTACCATTCATGGAAATTGAAGGTAATGCGTACACTTATAACAGAGAAGAAACATTACCAGGCATTGCTTTTAGAGGTGTGAATGAAGGGTATACTGAATCTACTGGCACAGTGAATCCAGTTACTGAAAGTTTAGTAATCATGGGTGGAGATGCTGACGTAGATAGATTTATTGCTCAAACAAGATCAAACATCAATGACCAAAGAGCAATCCAAACTGCGTTAAAAACTAAAGCATTAGCATATCAATTTCAAAATGCATTTTTCAACGGAGATACAGCAGTAGATGCTAAAAGTTTCGATGGATTAAAGAAAAGATTAACAGGAGATCAAGTAATTGAAGCTGATAGCAATGGTTTAGAAATTGGTGCATCATCTACTAATATGCACTTGTTTATGGAGGCGTTAGATGCTTTAATCTACCAAGTAAGTGGTAAAGCAGATGCTTTATTCATGGACAGTAAGACATTACTAAAAGTAAAATCTATAGCCAGACAATTAGGATATTTCGAACAAACTACAGATGCATTTGGTAAATCAGTGGTTGCTTATGATGGTGTTCCACTATTTGATGCAGGCAATACAGCTGAAGGTACTAAAATTATTGGACACGATGAAACAGTAGGTACTGCTACTAACACTACATCAATCTATGCAGTTAAATTTGGCGAAGAAGAATATGTATCAGGTTTAACTAATGGTGGTGTAATGGTATACGACTTAGGGGAACTTGAAACTAAACCATCATATAGAACTAGAATTGAATTTTACAATGGTATTGCTATCTTTAATGGAAAAGCAGCAGCTAGATTAAAAGGTCTTATTGTTTAATAATAATATCAGATACATAGAGTAGGGATTACCCCTACTCTTATTTTTGAGATTGGAGTGGTTAAATGTATAAAATTAAGACACCTAATCCACATTACAACGGTATTACTAATGGTATTAAATTTAATAATGGGATAGGTGAAACTGATAGTGAAATAGTAAAAAATATACTAGTTAACGAGTTTAAATATACTTTGATACTAGATGAAAAAGAAGATAATAATAAAGAAGATGAAAAAGATATAGATTATGATACTATGTCATACAATGATCTTAAATCTTTAGCCTCTGATAAGGGGATAAATACCCACGGTATGAAAAAAGCAGAGATTATTAAAGCCTTAAAAGAAGGTGAATAAAATGCTAGAACTATTAAAAGATTTATTGGGTATAGATGATGATAGTAAAGATACTATCCTTAATTTTTACCTTGATAAAGCTATACTAATCGCACAGACATATAAAAACTATGAATTTACAGACGAAGATATAAATAAATATACTAATCCAATAGTAGAACTTGCTATGTATTGCTATAACAATAAAGATTATACTGGTATCACGCAAATGACACAAGGTAATAGGAGTATAACCTTTAACTCTAGTTCAGTTGCAATCCCATCTGAAATAAAACAAGCATTAGGATTGCCGAGAGTAGGTGTTTTATAATGTTTTATAATAAAGAAGTAACTGTCTTAGGTACTAAAAGCGTAGTAGATGATTATGGTGTAACACATGTTGAAAAAGATGTACCTATACTTACTATACTATGTGATGTACAACCATACTCTAAAGATAGATTAGAAAAAGAATATGGATACAGCATTGAAGTTACTAAACGTATTTTTTGCGATATATATCATGAAATAACTGAAAATGTAAATATTATATATAATAATGTTACTTTTG